TGAGCGCGTTAGCCGCGCCTTCAAGGAGGCATGAATCTCCTTGGCATCGATGATTTCAATCTCGCCGAGACAGACCAGAATGATGCTCAGCTCGTCGATCGAAAGATGTGTATGGATCATATCCTCCACACGAGTATCAACAGGACAATGCCCGGGAGCATGCACGCCGCCAACTCAAGGAAGAGCCACATTAGTCGATCCTCGCGACCTCGTATGACCCGTTCGACTGCAGGATCAGGACCCAGTCGCTCGGGTAGACGTATATCGTCTCATCGCGGAGGTGACCCACGGCGATGGGGAACATGACCGGGTCTCCCGGGAAGCTCAAAGCCTTGCTCAGAGGATTGAAGACGTGTCCCTCGAAGGGGACCCAGCCGCCGCCGTGGCGGTAGCCCCGGTCGATCTGCTTCGCGGCCTTTTCAGGGCTGAGCTCGCTCAGAAACTCGGGGATGTACCCAAGGTCCACCCCGGAGACCAGGTGCGTGAATGTGATCATGCCATCACCTTCCGGGCGATGGTCAGCTCGCCCGGGACGTCCTCCTGGACTTCTGCATCGCCGGAGTACCAACGGTCGGCGCTCTGAGAAGCGAACTTCTCGGCGGCGGCTTCAGAATGGAAGATACCCGCAACGGTCTGTTCGCCCGTTATGGTCTTCCCCATGACAACATGGACTTTCATAACACCCTCAGTGAGGTTTGACTGGGTCTCGCACAAAAACGTCGGCGTTTGGCCGGATGAGCAATACGCTCCTGTCTTCAGCCACGCGTACGGAGAGCGTATTTTCTTCCCGTGAGATTTCGAGGATGGTCAGTGGGCTTTCATCCTCGGCGGCTTCCATTACGTCTCCGACCTGCAAGTCGGCTGCTTTCTTCATCATCAGTGAACTGTCCGTTCAGAGAGTGACCAGACACCCATCTCGGCGTCGATGACCCAGCCCATGTCCGTCAGGGCTTTCCCCCTGACCGAGCCCGGCTCTATTTCGTTGGCGGTGACGTCGGTGTACAGCGTACCGGCGTCAGCATAGACGGCTATCTTGTGGCCCGGCCTCGGCATGATCGGCGCGAGGAGTTCGTAGGGACCAGCACCTTTGGTTAACATAGCGTAAAAATCCTCGTGTTCGGGACCGGGGTGAGGGAAAAGGGAGAGCGGACCCGGCCCCGAGCACGGCCCTTCTTCAGTTGACAACGAGGGATTCTTACTCAGTTTATGAAGAAATGTCAACTGCCGGCGTCGCTGAGAACCCCGGTGGCCAGGAGGTAGGCATCCAGCTTTTTCCCGCGGCCAGCGCCGTACCAGGCCGAGTTGAGCCTGTTATCGTCGTTCTTTCCGGAGAGGAAGTCGATGGTGTAGGCCATGGCGGTGACGAAGTCCCAGAGCGAGAAGGGACCCTCTTTCTCGCAGAGAAACTTGTGGAGGATCTTCCCGGCCTTGACGGGCTTCTTCTGCTTGCCGATGGGCGGGCAGATGGTCGCGATGAGCTCCTCCATCTCGCCGTTCTCGACGACGTACTTGGCCAACCCGTCGGCGATCGTGGCGACCCGAGTGAGCTCCGCCATCGCCTCGTTGACGACCTTCGCGACCTTCCCGGCCTCGAACCCGCCCTTCCTGTAGTTGAGCCGGGTCGAGCGAAACACGAGACTGGCTCGAGTGGACTCGAACATGATCATGGGCTGGGCGCTGATGCTGTGCCCGTATTGGATCGGGTTAGTGAAGAGGACGTAGGCTCCGATGGTGGTGCCCGCTGCCTGCATCTGCTGCTTGGTGCTGCAGATCATCCAGGCGCTGCGCTCTTTCCGGACTGTTCCCGCGGCGTACGGGGAGAGCTTGGAGGCGGCGAGGAAACCCCCGAAGGCCTGCCTATGGTCGACTACGTTCCAGTCAATCGGTGCCGTCGTCAGCTCGACGGGCTTCCCATCCTTGACACGGTAGACGACTTCCCGGTCGACCGGATAGGAGATGTTCCCATGAGAGAAGCACAGGAGCTGCTTCTCGATTTCCCAGTCCAGCCCCGCCGCCTCGACCACCTTCTGACTCGGTACGCCCAAGAGGCTATGCCCGAGTTTGACCCACGGTTCTTGTTGTATCATGTTTAAGTCCCAGCCTGCCCATAATTTTCTACAATCTAAGCAAAATTGTGTCAACCGTCAAACTTCGTAGTACCCGTAGTAGGGCCCCCCGTGCCAGCAGGTTCCGGCTCGGGAACCTTCGTGGAAGAACCAGCATTTCTCGCAGCAGTGACACTTGCAACGTGTGGCCTTGCCGAAAAACGGGTCCTCGAGCTTTTCTTCCGGGTTTTGACTCACGATAGCCGGGTGATCGTTAAATACAGGCATGATCAGAGCACTCCTGGTTGCGATTGGCCTCATGGTGGTAGTCGGTCTTGCCGGCGCGGAGCCAGTAGCTCTCTTCAGTCCCCCGGGTGTCAGCGGATCGGGCACCCATATCGGGCAGGGAAAATTCATCACAGCCTACCACGTCATCCAGGACGCGCCCAATGGCACCCTGGCCGGCACCGACGAGAGCAACGGCCAGGTCGAGATCCTGACGACGTCGAAAGAATACGACGTGGCCCTGGTGCAGTACCGTGACTTCAAGGGTCGGGCCACTCCCTACGAGTGTCGCGAGCCGCGCGTCGGCGAGGAAATCACGATCGAGGCGTACCCCCTCGACTACGGGCTGGTCCAGTTCTGGGGTCGAGTCGCCGGTATGCCGAGAGAGATTGGCCCGTGGGCCCGTATCTACCCGGTGGACATGACCGCCATCCCGGGCATGTCCGGCGGCGGGATCAAGAGCAAGAATGGGAAAATGATTGGCGTGCTCGTCGGGATGGGGCAGATGGATACCGAGCAGCAGCGCGGCAAGAAGGACCTGATCGCTTTCCATATCGGGTTCGTCGTCCCTATGAGCGACGTGTGCAAGCAGCTGGGAATGACAGCTGGTGCTCCCGGAGGTACTTCCGGTAAGCGCGGCAGATGATGGGGCCCTTCTTGTAGGCCTCCTTCTCCCACGGCTTGTCCCAGTAACCCGGCCCGACGTCGTCCCACTTCGGGTCGGCCTTCCCCTTCCAGTACCTGATCTGTTGCCCACCTTCCTCGAAATCTAGCATATCCTCGCGGGAAAATTGGTCAACATGGATCAGCTCGTGAGCTAGGACATCGAGCTGGAGGCCTCTCCTGAGTGTCGGGTTGATGATGACCCAGAACTTCCTGGGTTTGCGGCCCATGTAGGTCATGGTGGTGGCGATTTCCTTGCCGTCTTCGGGTGTCCTGGGGTCCTTCCACGAGAACGAGACCTGGACTCGCCGGGCGCGAGCGGGACCCATGATCTCCCTCAGCATCCAGTGAAAGGCGAACCTCAGCTCCTCTTTGCTGAGGTAGGGGCACTTCCCGTAGATCCTGATTCCCATACAGCCCTCACTACGACACCGACTCCCCCGATGGGAGCGTCAGGGTGAAGGCCGGCCGCTGGGTCATGTAGACGTCTGCGACCTTCCCGACCCAGTCGCTGACCTTCTCGACGTAGACGAGAGGGTGCCCGTCATCAGGGATCACGGCCACTACCGTGTTCTCGATATTTAGGCCGGTCCGGAGGCGGTACATGATGGCGTAGGCCGCAGCCTGGACGAAGTACTTCCAGATGGATTCCCGGGATTTCCGGCGACGAGCCGTCTTGAAGTCGACGATCGATGGAATATTATTCCAATCGCAGACCAGGTCGGTCCGGCCGGCCGTCCTGAGCCGGCGAGACCAGAGAGGGAACTCGAGCCCGCGGACGGTACCCACCCGGGCGTCGATGAGGGGCTGGAGTTTCCGGAAAGCGGAGACGTTGACGGGCATGAAGCCCTTCTGCCACTCCTCCCCGGTTACGTACGCTTCCGCGATTTTGTGGACTTCCGAGCCGCGGGAGCCCGCCGAGCCGAGGACCCGGTCGGCTTCTTCTTGCCCGACTTTGGCGATCCACTCTTCCCGCCAGGTCGGGTCGTCATCCGGGACTTTGCCGAGGACCGTGGTGACGGAGGGGAAGGTGCCGTCGGGGGTTCGGTAGACTCGCCCTTCGGGCATGGTGATGGCTTCGAGCTCGACACGGTCGGGCTGCTCGATTCGAAAAGATCGAGTACGCTCGGTACGGAGCCAGATTTGATCTCGGAGACTTTCCATCCCTTCCTCATACAGTAGGCGATACAATCGATGTAGGTCATCCCGGTCTTGAGGTGTCCCTCGAGAATGGGTGCCTGGCGGCTGACGGTGCCGGCCTCAATCACCGCCCCGGCATTGAAGTAGGGGGCATCGACGCTGAGGACGCCGTCAATCATTGTAGGCCGCCGCCAGGACTAGCGCGACGAAGCAGACGCCGGCCAACAACAAGACCGTAAAGACCATGTCACACCTCGACGTATTTGGGCACGTACTTGACATTGTTATTCCGCTCGTACGGGTAGCCGCAGGGGTGAGCGATCACCCTCGTCTCCCCGATCATGTAGTCTGACTTGTCATGGGTGTGGCCGTGCACCCAGAGCTTGGCCTTAGACTTGATCACGAAGTCGTCCAGGTGGCTGGCGAACCCGTAGTTGGCCAGGTAGTTTGAGGGAGTGACCCCGACCTTGTACCTGGGATTGATCGACTCGAAGGACGGGGCATGGTGGGTCATCACCACGTCGGCGGGCAACACCTCCTCGAGGAATTCCTTCTGGTAGACGTGGGCCCTGTAACAGAGGTCGGTGTCAAAGTTCCGGATGCACCGGTAGTCGGACAGGCACCGGCCGACCGCGTCCATGGCGACGGTGTTGTGCCCGTTGAAGTCCGTCCAGAGAGTCGCCCAGGCTACCTTGAGGCCCGCCACGGTCTCGACGCCGGTATCCCAGGCGGGCCCGTCCCACGTCTTCCCATAATAATCATGGTTGCCGCGGACCTTGATGACGGGCACTGTAAGGCCGGTGTCCCAGTCGACCTCGTAGTCGCCGGCATCGAGGACCAGGTCAGGCTTCTCCTGCTCAATCGATTCTCGCACTGAGGCGACGAGTTTCTCGCCCAGCGCCTTGCTCGCCCAGTGATGGAGGTGGAGGTCGGAGAGGATGCCGATCTTAGTCATATTGACTCCTGGTTAACAGTATGAGCAAGAGGATGAGGGTGAGGACCAGGTTGCCGGCAGCGTAGACTGCGACAACCCAGTCAGCGATCTGGTCGATCATCTGATGTTGATGCCGTCCCCGAGCGGGTGGGCTTTCTTGATTTCCTTGAGTCGGTCGTTGAACTCGTTGTCGACATGGCGGACGCCGAGGCGGATGGCGTCACCCATCCCGACGGCCTTAGACTCGACGGTACCGGAGGGCAGCCACTCGATGTGCCTGTTCACCTTCAGGAACTTCTCGACCGCCGCGATGTTGTCGAACGCCTGAGTCCACATCTTTCCATCACGCTTGTCTTTGAAGTCGTAGGTTCCCATTAGGTCCTCGGTGATCCGTCGGGGTTGCGAGTGATGGCGATGTTCGCCCAGGCGGCGACCTCTCTCAGCACTCGGAGGAGGTAGGTCTTGTCGGGACCGTCCGGGACGAGGACCTCGAGCTGCGTCGCGTAGGCCTTCGCGGCGAGCCGAGCAGTGTCCATCGTCTTCAGCTGCTCGGGAGTCGGCTGGTAATAGTCGAAGGTACTCGGGTGCAGGGCCATCAGCCGGGGATCCTGTCGATGACGAAGGGGGTGTCACCCGCATCCGTCAGGTCGTCGGGCAGAGGGTCCGGACCCGCGGGGATCACTCCTTCGGTGGCTCCGGGGGCGTTGGCTTGGACCCAGGGAATGTCACCGCCGATTTCGAATGTTTCGGGGGGCGGGGCTTGAACTTTCTTTCGAAGGTCGACACCTTCTCCAGCACCTGAAAGGGCCTGCTGATCAGGTCCCGAATCGGCGTCTCCTTCGAACTCGTCGAAGAGTTCGGTGTCACCACCATCGGCTGCGGCGGCGGTCTCCTTGCCATCTGCATCGTCCTTGTCTGCGAAGAGTCCCGGGAAGGCCTGCCGGACCACTGCGCGGTTGAGTCCCTTGTAGGGGAGCTTCTTGTCCTTCACATACATCATCAGGTGGGCGTCGTCCGGATCGAGGGCCTCGAGGAACTGGACGAAGAGCGCCTCGCGCTTCATCCGGCCACGCATGTCCTTCGACAGGTTGTACTGCGTGATCCGCTTGAGGTCGTCGAGCTGGTCGAGCGGGTCCTCCTGGAAGAGGTAGAACCGCCGGGCCTCCGAGTAGAGCATCCCCTGGGTATCGTACATCCGGCTCGGCTTGTACGGGACCTTGCCCTCGGGGAGGTGCCACTTGACCCGAGGGTCGTATGCTCCCCTCAGGACTTTGAGGACGACGTCATTTGCCTTGGCCCGAAGCATGTCGATCTTGTCCTTCTGACGCTTCTGGTCCGAGGCCATCTGCAGAATTTCGTGAACGCCGAGCTTCACTGAGCTGTCTCCTTACTTCGTCTAGGTCCTGGGCCAGTACGAGGATCATGCCGACGTGCTGGAATGCCTCGTCGGCAGCGGGCCAGGATTCACCATGGCGGAGGAAGCGGAGGTTTCCTGCCTCTTCCTGAATGATGGTGTATTTACCGTCTGTGGTGGAGACTCTGAGGCGTTCCGACACTAGAACTCCGGGATGTGAGCGGTGAGGTTGCGCAGTCCCTTGCTCATGAAGTAGTTGGTGAGCTGAGACCGGTCTTTCCCCTGCTGTTCCCCGTAAGCTCGTAGGATGTCCTCGGTGATGGACTCCGGGATCGACTTGAGGTCGATCATCTGGACATTCCTGTTCCAGTTCTCATAGATGGCCAGCTCCACCCCGGAGCCGTCAGGGCCGTTGAACATCCAGAGCGACTTGAAGTCCTCGAGCATCTTCTTGGAGATGGTCTTCTGCCTCTCGCCGTCCTTCTTGTTGACGAAGAAGTCGGCGGGCATGAGGATATTCGGGACCCCGTCGCCGGAGTCGCCACGAACGATCTTCTCCTTCAAGTACTCGCCAGGGTCTTCCACCTGGACGTAGTTCTTCCGCACTGGGTCGTACTGCCTGACGTACTCGGAGTGGAGCTGGACAAAGTCCCGGTCGCCTGAGAGGATAAGGACATCTTCTCGAGCCTCGAACGCGAGGGTCGCTATGACGTCGTCAGCTTCCGCCGCGGGTGCCCTGACGACCGGGTAAGGGAAGAACGCCGCGAGCTCCTCGGTCACGACGTCCACCGCCTGATAAATCTGCTTCCAATCGAGCGGGGACTCCTTCCGCGCCTTCTTACGATTGGCCTTGTAGTAGGGATTGAGCGCCTTCCGCCAGCTCGGGTTGGAGTCTCGGGCGATGACGAGCTGCCCGTACTCGTGCTGGAACTTGACCTTGTTGGCCCTCAAGGTATTGAGGATCATGTGCCTGATCAGGCCCTCGTCGACCACCACCTCGCCGGAAAAACCCACCTGGGCGGCCACGGTAGAGTGAATGATTTGACTGAGGTCTAGCAGGATCATGAGCGCAATCTATCCCAGAACGGGAAGATTGGTACACTAAAAAGTTACGGCTTCACAACGATCTTATCAATAGCGAGAACTATATCACCGTCGATGTCCTCGAAAACTTCTTCACTGAATTTTTGGAAGGGGTGCTCCATCCCGTAGGCTCGGAGCAGCATCGACTTGAAGGCCTCGATGATCAGGGCCACGTCCTTGTCGGGCATGGGGTCGAGGTCAAAGCCGCAGACCTCGAACCTCTCGAAAATACCGACGAGAGACTCGTCGATCGCCATGTCAATATGGTAGGAGCGGACGGCTGTCTTGTAGTCGTCGACTTCCTGGGCGGTGACGGGAAGGGCCTGGGACTTGGGGAAGGGAATTACTTGACCGCCCTGAGTAGGACGGTCTGCTCGTTGATGCGGCCGTTGGGCCTGTACTCGGCGGTCTTGAGTTCCGCCATGACCTTTGGGAGCCGTGACGGGGTGCCCTTCAGGACCGACTCCAGGATCACCTCTGGTTTCCTGAGGGTCTTCCTGACCGACGTCTCCGGGTCGAACCTGTCCAGGGTCGTTCCCCGGAGGGACAGACCCTCCGACGAGGAGCTCACGTACCGGCTGAGTTGCTTGTAGCGGGTGTTGTACACCCACAGTTCCCTGGCTCCGATGACCTGGGTCGGGTCGACGCTGACCAGCTTGAGGGACGCGTCTTCCTTCTGGTACTTGATCCGGGTGACGAGCTGGGACGCTGACCGTACCTTCTTCCTGCGTGGCGCTCGGGTCGATTTCTTGTTTGATTGGAACCTCTCGACGTCGCCGACGGTCTGATCCACGAAGTGGGCAAAGGTATTTATCAGTTTTTTGCCCAGGTGGCGGTAGGCCTGCTTGAGGTCAGTGTCCTTCCACTTGGCGGCCTCCGTGACCTCGGCCTGGAGAGCGTGGAGTTTCTCGAGGATGCCCTTGACCGCGTAGGGCTTGACATCGTTTTTCCGGAGGAAGTCGTAGGCGCCGCCATCGAGGTTTGGCCATGAGTCGAACCAGAACCAGAAGTCGGCTCGGAACTCGGTCGCCTTCTCGGCGACCCGGTCACGGATGGATGGGGCGGGCTCCGAGTCGGGAGCCGCCTCGTCCTCCGGCTT